CAGCTTTATCCTTGGCCGCTTGGTGAGCTTCAAGGCCCGCAGGCTCTTGAGCTGGATGGGTGTGCCAGATCGAGAAATTGACATACTCAATCTTGAAAGCATGCGACATCGCAACATCAACGGCATCTTGGAAGATCGTCAACGGGTGTCCAACACATTGCAAGGCATTGAATTTGAAGAACGAGACTTGCCGCCGGCGTCTGAACTGATCACCCAAGAGCATCCCAAGTACTGGGATTACTGTCGAGATAGATGTGTGCCCGAAGATTTTCCCATGATGACGCCGATTCGTACCGACGGTGTTCACTGGACTAGACCCTGCGTTATTGTGCCATTTACCCATGACAACAAGATTGTGGGATACACCGCTAGATTTCTTGACGGTAAAAGACCCAAGTTTATCAGCGAACAACAACCTGGCTATGTGTTTGGCATGGATCTACAACCAGAACACTGGCAACATGTCTTGGTCATGGAAGGTATATTTGATGCACTCAGCATCCGTGGCCTGGCCCTGATGCACAATGAAATTTCAGATCAGCAAGTACGACTGATTCGCAGTCTGGGGCGCACAGTCACAGTGGTACCAGATCAAGACTCTGCTGGCATTGCACTGATTGATCGTGCGCTGGAACTGGGCTGGGCAGTGAGCATACCCGACTGGGATGTTGGCATCAAGGACGTCAATGACGCTGTGAAGAAATATGGCCAACTGGCCACATTGCTAACTATCATGCAGGCTCGAGAAACCAGCCGTATCAAAATTGAGTTAAGGAAGAAACAACTTGTTAAAAGAATACAATAAATTGTGGGTGTTTGGTGATAGTTATACTACACCTAATATATGTGTAACTCCAAAAGAAAGTTTCTGGGGGTTAGTTGCAAGTAACTGCAACATATCTACTGTGGTCAATTGTTCGCGCAGTGTTAATAGTTTTGACAGTGTGACTCACCTGGCGGTTAGCATGCAAGAACAATTTGATTGGGATCGAGACTTGTTGTTAATCGGTATTCCTCCTTTAGAACGCATTACTGTATTTGACAACTTTAAAGATACACCATATAAGGGTTACGAATTTGATACTTCGGATTGGACTGTTAAAAACTTCGGAATAGTATATCATCACGCACTTGTTTGTTTACAAAACTTTGGTTTTGATAAAAATTTAATTATTCACAGCGATCGTAGTTGGATCGAAACACAAGCATTGAGAAACGTATTTCTCATGACTCATTGGCTAGATTCAAAAAATGCCAACTATATGATTCTTAATTTAAATAAAGATTTAGACAGCAACAATGTATGGGGACCTAGCGATTTTGTGCTGCCTTATGCATTGAATCATCCCAGGTGTATTTTGTTTAAAGACACTTATAACGGAATCAATTTAAACATAAACAAGCCTCTGGATTTCGATCAGTACGGTTGGAATGGTCACCATGGTCCTGAAGGAAATCGATATTTTTTTGAAAAATCATTACTACCAACTATGCAAAGGAATGGACTTTGTTAAAAGACTACTCGGTTGATGTTCAGAAAATTTTTCTAGAAATGATGCTGGAAGATGCCGGCAGCTATGTGCGTGTGCAGAATATTAAATGATAAATAACTTTACAACTAAAGGATCATTATGTCTGTTTATGCATCAACACAAGTTGCACCGTATGTTTATATCTGCACTCACAAAAACACAGGAAAATTCTACATTGGCTACAGAGAAAGAAATGTATCGATGAATATTACATCTGATTTGGATTTTCCGATGTATCGTACATCATCAAAAGCAGTCAACAAAAAATTTAAAGAGTTTAATTGGATTATTATTGCTGAATTTAAAACCGGTGTTGATGCCTATGATTTTGAACAACAACTAATTTATGAAAACTGGGATAATCCGTTGTTAATGAATGAATCCTGTCATTATGGTAAATCAAGATTTCGATCTGATCTTAAAGGTATTAAAAAATCTGAAAAACATAAAGAAAAATTAAAACAGGCAAGAAGACTACGGGATCCGCATAGTGAAGAGACTAAACAAAAAATCTCAGATGGAAACAAAGGTAAAGTGGTGCCAGAAATTTCTCGATTGCGTATTGCTTCTGCAAAAATTGGAAGCAATAATCCAAACTTTGGTAAATCGCCATCTGCAACTACTACAAAAAAACGAAAATTATCATTAAAAAAACATTATCAAGAATTAAAAGAAAAAAATATACCTCATCCATCCATTGGATTTAATCAAATTCGTGTGAGTTGTACTTGTTGTAAAAAAACAATAGCAGTAAATATTTTTTCAAGATTTCACGGCAACAAATGTAAAGGAAATAAGAATGGCAACTGAATACGGCATCGCAATACAAAAAATGTTTTTAGAGATGTGCTTACAGGACGCAGTATCGTACACAAGAATTTCAAATATATACAATCCTGAAAATTTTGATCGCAGCCTAAGGCCTGCTGCTGAATTCGTCAAACAGCACAGCACCAATCACAAAACCCTGCCCACAGTGGAAATGATCTCGGCTGCCACTGGTGTCAAACTTGAGGCTGTACCAGACTTGAACGAAGGTCATTACGAGTGGTTCTTGCAAGAGTTTGAAAACTTTACCAAGCGCCAAGAACTAGAACGTGCAATTCTCAAGGCCGCAGACTTGTTGGAAAAGGGCGAGTTTGATCCAGTGGAAAAGCTCATAAAGGATGCTGTGCAGATCAGTTTGACCAAGGATCTAGGCACAGACTTTTGGCTTGACCCCGAAGCCATGTTCTCCCGGTACTTTGATGCCGGAGGCCAAGTATCAACAGGCTGGCCACAAATGGATCAACTGCTGTATGGCGGATTCAGTCGTGGTGAACTCAACATCTTTGCCGGCGGCTCAGGCTCGGGCAAGAGCCTTGTGATGATGAACATTGCATTGAACTGGGTGCAACTGGGCTTGCATGGTGTGTACATCACCCTGGAACTTAGTGAAGAACTCACAGGCCTGCGCACAGCAGCCATGTTGACCAATATGTCAACCAAGGACATTCGCAAGGAAAAAGAAACAGCGGCACTGAAGATCAAGTTGGTGGGCAAAAAGGCCGGCAGCTATCAAGTCAAGGCATTGCCGGCACAGAGCAACATCAACGACATTCGCAGTTTCTTGAAAGAATACCAAATCAAAACTGGGCATCGCGTGGACTTCATGATGATTGACTACTTGGACCTGCTGATGCCAGTCAGCGCCAAGGTTTCGCCCAATGACTTGTTTGTGAAAGACAAGTATGTGAGTGAAGAACTGCGCAACTTGGCCAAAGAGCTGGGCATTCTAATGGTAACTGCAAGTCAGTTGAACAGATCAGCTGTGGAAGAGATTGAATTTGATCACTCACACATTTCAGGTGGTATCAGTAAAATCAACACAGCTGACAATGTGTTTGGTATCTTTACAAGCCGTGCTATGAAAGAGCGTGGCAAGTATCAGATCCAGTGTATGAAATCTCGAAGCTCGACCGGCGTTGGTCAAAAAATTGATCTGGAGTACAATGTTAAAACAATGCGCATTACTGATGAAGGCGGTGAAGAAGCCAACCGACCTCAAGGCTCAATCATGGATTCAATCAAGGCCCGAAGCCAGGTCAAGCCTGTTGGTGCCTCAGAAGAGTCAGGCAGCACGTCTACTGCATGGGAACGGCCCACAGGAACTCCTGCCTGGGAAAAACCACCACAGGACACTGGAAAAATCACAGCAGATGTGCAAAGTGCCAAGCTAAAGCAACTGCTGGGACAGATCAAAGCATCATGAAACTGGTTTGTTTCCCTCACTACACTTGTGGTGGCCTGCTGTGCGATTTGTTGAATCAAAAAATTAGTAAAACAGGCAAAAACGGCGGAGTCAATAATACTCAACACAATCTTGCCAAGATTGGTGACTCTGATTCAGTGTTTTACAACTATGATGTTGACCAGCTCATGCAAAGGTTGGCCACTGTAAAAACTCAGGACTGGCTAGGAACTCACTGCTGGCCAGGCCCGCTGCCGCTGGACAAATTTGATCAAATCATCAACATAACCACTGCAACACATCGTAGTCGGTTGTATCGTTGGGTCCGTGCTTATTATTTGTACTACAGTCACAGTGTGCCTTGGCTGAGTCAGCATGAACAACTGCGAGTAGACAAAGAGCGCGAGACTGCCAAGAATTACTTGGCTGCATTTGACCCAGTGTATCATCCACAAGTGATCAATATTGAGTTTTCAGAGATTGTGGAGCAACAGCCCAGTTTCATGAGTTTGGTCAATTGCCACAGTGATGCATTGGTACAGTGGCGCAGTACCAACAGTTTTCTCTACGATCAAGACCTCTGGTCCAGCACGGCTGCTGTTAGATTCCACGAAGCCGAACTAGAGACGCAGTTGGCTACTCGATACGTGTATCAATAACTGTTAACTGATAACTGATTTGATCACAACAAAGTTGATGACCACAGCTTCGCTGAGACTGCCCGCATTGCGATTGCCAAGACTGAATCTGCATGATCCTGTGGCCACTGCATCTACCTGTAGACTGTAAGCACCAGCAGTGGCTGCTGATGCAATGGATGCTACCACAACATCTGTAGCAGCAATCAAGCTGTTGGTCAATGTGAAACTGACTTCGGCAGCAGCAGCCAGACTGGCAGCGTTCATGACAATTTGCCCGCAGCGTTTGTTGAGGGTTACCCCAGTTGACTTGTCGGTGCCTTGAGTCACTGTGCCGCCAGTTCCTGTGCTGTAACCAATAGCCGAGGCTGTGCTGCCCAACAAAGGACGATTCAAATCAAATACGGTAATGGTGGTTCCGCTGTCGGCTGTAAAGAAACGGAACTGATATGTGCCTGTGGCAGCAAATGTGATCACATTGGCGCTGTAGCCTTGAACTCCTGTAGTGCCCAAGCTAACTGCCGCTGGCAAGGTCAATGTGTAGGCAGTGTTGGTAATGTTCACAGCAATGTCAATGCTGCCGGCATCACCGGCCACGGGCCAGTTGGCAAAACTCAGGGAAACACTGCCTGTGGTTGTGATGTACTGAAACTGTCCAGCAGAATAATCCACGGTGACTGTGCCAGCAGTGGCTGTGTTTTGCAAATAAGTGTAACTGACGTCATTGAGTTTGACAGCATAAATCAGGTTGTCATTCATGTTGTTGTCCAGGGTGCCACCTGTCAGGGCAGATTTAACCACAACCTTGCTCTGCAAGTCAGTGATTTCATCGGCAGCATACTGAAAATTGGTTTTTGTAGCGGTGAAATTGTCCCGCATGCCTTGAGTGTTGTTGGGTTGCCCGGCAATGGGGTAGGCACCGTCGATGTTGTTGGGATTGATTGCGCTGGTCATTTGAGATCCTTGTGTTGCAGATATTTATCGTTAGTCCCAACACGCTAAATAATCAAAAGGCTGATATAATGCAAAAAAGAACCCGCAGCATTCTTGAAGAACTTGACAGCATGTATGTTGAACGTGATCGCAGACTGATCATTGAAAACCGTGCTGGCAACCTCATTGAGACTGCTATTCGCTTGCTGGAACAAATTGATGCAGAGTACACACCCGAGCAAGCAGAAAACCTCACTCGCAAATTGTTGAATGCAATACGCACTCGAGACACCGGAAAGTTTGCTAGATCAGTACGGAGAACACATGCAGATTCATGAACTAAGTCGCCGCCGCCAAACCAATGAAGGATTCATGGATGCCATGAGAGCCATTAAATCTGGAGCGGCACAGAGCATTAACCAAAATTTGGGAACCAATATTGGTGGTGCCACAGCCGGGGCCACAGTTGCTCCGGGCTATGCGCAACAGGCAGCCACTGGTGCAACAGCACCTTTGATCAACAAAATAGCTCAAGAAAAGTCTGAGCAGTGGGACCAGACCTTGGCAGCGGCCATGAAAAACGAAAACACTCCTTACATGAGTCAGCTGGATGGTAACAATTTAACCACCATTGCAACAAAAATGGTCAACAATGATTTAAGAACTCTGGGAAATGATTATAAAACTCTAGCAGCCAATATTGATCCTGCCAGCATGGGCGGCAAGGGACAGCAAATGGCCCGGGATATCGTGACACGAATTGATAATGAAATTACAGAGTTGATCAACACAGCTAAAAATCCCAGCTACAATCCCAAAACACTAAAAGACCTAAATCAAAAATCTTGGCAAAAACTGGCTGGATTAATCCACACCGCCATGAGCATGGGCCAATTTCAGCGCGGCGCATCAAACCCAGCCGCAGCCACTGCCAGTAATCCTGCTGCAAGTCCTCAACTGAATGCTGCCATGCAGGCCATGGGGGTTGATGCCGCTGGACTCATGAAGCTCAATGCCGCAGTGCGCCAATCAGGACAAAAACTAAACATCACATCTACAGGTTCTTCCCTTGTGGACAGTCTTTTGAAAGCAGCAAAATTGTTATGAATGTATTTGAAGGTGGCAACGTATTCAAAGATAAAATGGGCATACCACTGACCCAGCGTATCAATCAGGCCGACATTCCCGGCACCATACAGTGGTTGGAAACAGTGTTGGACATGGACCTGTCCGGTGACGACGATCCTGACACAGGATACCCCAGCCGCTGGCTGGGCAGCACCGGCAAAAAAGAATCGTCAGGTGATCTTGACATTGCCATTGACACCAATCAAGCCTCCAAGGAAGCCGTTGCCGCCAAGCTGACTCAGTTTGTCACCAGTCAGGGGCAGGATCCACGTGAGTGGGTAAAAAAAGCCGGCGAAGTACACTTCAAGACTCCCATCAACGGTGACCCTGCACAAGGCTTTGTGCAAACAGACTTTATGTTTTTTCCCAATGTGGACTGGGGCACATTCTTCTACTCTGGTGGGGTAGACTCTGCGTATAAAGGCATGAACCGCAATGTACTGATGAGTAGTATTGCCAAGCAACTGGGACTCAAGGTCGGTGCCAACGGCATGTTTAGCCGTGCAACCAATCAACTGGTCAACCATGGCATGGATCCTGACTATGTGGCGTCGGTGTTATTGGGCCCAGGACATGACCGTAAAAGTTTAAAAAACGTAGAAACCATTTACAATGCTTTGTCAGCTGATCCTCAGCGTGATGCCAAGCTGGCAGATTTCCGTGAATATCTCCAGCGTGAGGGCGCAAGCGAGCCCAGCGTGGTCAAAGAAAATGATGTGAACTTCCTGGCTCGCCTGCGTGATCGCATTGTGAATCAAGGCATGCAGGCCATAGTGGAAAACCCTGGGTCTGCCAATCCCTATCAGTTGTATGAAGCCGAGGCCGCTGGAGTTGGCGGTAGAGCCAAGGGCATTGAACACCTGGAAGATCTGGTGTTCCGCAAAGGATCACAGGGTGTGCGTGAAGCACTGGCCATTATTGATGCTGCCGCGGCCAATCCTGGTGGCACCACCACGGTGAAATGGGATGGCAAACCAGCCATAATTTTTGGGCGCAAACCCAGCACAGGTGAATTTGTACTCACAGACGGTTCGGGATTTGAAGCCAAGGGCTACGATGGACTTGCCACCAGTGTTGATCAACTGGCACAGTTCATGAACATGCGATCAGGCGATCGTCGCGAATTGATTCAGTTGTATGCCACACTGTGGCCCATGCTGGAAGCAGCAACGCCAGCCAACTTCCGGGGCTATGTCAAGGGTGACTTGTTGTACATGGATACCCCACCCGAAGTGTCGGGAAACTATGTGTTCCAGCCCAACACAGTTGAGTACAGAATTCCAGCTCAAAGTTCCTTGGGTCAGCGCATTGGTGCCAGCACAGTGGGCATTGCCATGCACAGCATGTATGCAGATCAGGGCGAGTCTCGACAGCCTCTGAGTCGTGTGAAATTTGTGGATGTTCCGGGACTGTTGTTGATTGAACCAATATACGGCAACGAAATTACCCCCAACAAACCATTGATCAAAGAAATCAAAACACTGTTGAGCACTCGGGGCACTGCAATTGACACCTTGTTTAATCCTGCAGAATTACGCACTCAACAGATCACAGACCTAGCCAAGCTGTGTGTGGACTACATCAACTATAGAATCGGCACAGGGCATTTTGAAAATCTCCTGGGCGAATTTGGTAAATGGTTGCAGAGCAAGGTCAGCCCTAGAAAATTCAACAACATCATTGAATACCTCAAAAGTCCCAGTTCCAACACTGAAGGCATGGCAGCGGCATTTACCCTGTTCTTGCTGTTGCATGATCTCAAGATGGATGTGCTGCAACAGCTGGACCGGCAGAGCCCGGGCAACGAGGGCTGGGTCATGGCCACACCGTCGGGCTATGCCAAAGCTGTGGATCGTTTTGACTTTACTGCTAGAAATCGTGCTCGAAACAATCCTCAATCAGCGTGATTTTTACCAAATGACTAAATAAGTGTAGGGCAAAGACGCCCACAAACTTAAAGGAAAATCTATCATGGCTTATTTTACTCGTGTTAATGGTGATGCACAACCAGTATTTGCATTGGACGTACAGAACGGTCCACTGAGCCCAACCAGCAACATTGCTGCCAACGGCCCAGTACAACCAGCTGGCCCCAAGCTGGAATTTTTCAGCTTGACTGCCAACGCTACTCTGATTGCTCAAGGTGGTGTTAATGGTTACATTTCCAACGTTATTCAAGCAGTTCAACAAACTGCCACCGTTGCAATGTATCAAGTTACTCCCAGTGCTCCAACTGTGTTGAACATTGCCCTGTACCCAACAGGTGCTTACACCACTGCCACTCTAGTTGCTGCTGCTCAAACAGCCAACGCTGCTATTGGTATCCCAACAGCCAACGTTGCTGGCTCAGCTACTTTCACTAACGTCTAATCCACGCTGGTATTGAACGGCCCTGGAATATTCCAGGGCTTTTCTTTGACCGTTAAATACCAGTGGAATGAAAATACTGTGTCGTACTCTTTTTGATTGCAGCCGCACCGGCGTTACCGGGCACTTCAAAGCCACAGCCATGCCTTTTCAGGATCATGCTGGACAATGGGTGCGCAATCAGCATGACTGGAACAAGAGTCGCAACCAACAACGCAACTGGGAAACACTGTTACAGATCATTGGATTGAGAACACAGCCGTTTGAACTGTCTAATCCTGTGTGCGATGCAGGCACCTGGGAATTCACTTTTATCACAGAGTCCGAAGGTGTTTACGGTTTATCCAATGATCCTGATCCCTTGGCCGGACTCAAGCATGATTGTGACAACGTGCCCATGATGATCAATCTAGATGAAGAATATGGTATTGACCCTTGTTTGATCACCCAAGGTCACGCACAAAATATTTGGTTTGAATTGGTAAATACAGCATTGGAGAATTCTCATGTC